ACAGTTCAAATACTTACTAAACCAACAGGTGAAGATTATCAAAACAGTTTAGGTTTAGAGTTTAGTCCTGACAAAGGTTTAATAAAGCCAGACCTTAGATCAGATCCCTGGATGAATATAAAGTTGTACAATGAGTGCAACACTATGTTAGAAAAGAAAGAATTTTTATTGAACTTGTATGCATGGGACAATATTTGTGCAGACAACAAAGCAAAACTGTATGTGTTCAATTTCAGAAGCAGAGGAGTATGGCCCACTAAGACAGATTATTTTGGTAAAATGAAAGTTACCAAAAGAGCAGAAAAGAGTGTGGAAGACTATCTGCAAAGCCTAAATATACAAGCAAAGGATTATTTTTTAGAAGATGAAGAACACTTTAATATTGATTACCACACAGCAGTGGCGGAGAAATACATACCATGGCTAAAAAGTTTATAGCATTATTAGGTGATAGTTTCGCGGCAGAATACAAAGCAAAAACTCCAGGTTGGGTAGACGTACTAGCAGAAGAATATTCCGTGAACAATGTTGCTCAAGCAGGTGTAGGAGAATACAAGATATTGCGTCAATTACAAGACCTGGAAAGCACAAATCCTAATTGGAAATCATTGTATCAATGTGTGATAGTGGCACATACCAGTCCATTCAGAGTACACACATCAAAACATCCTATTCATAAAAAAGGACTGCACAAAGACTGTGATTTGATATACAGTGATTTAAAAGATAGGTTTGATTGGTTCAATGAAAGTCTATCCACTGCCAAAAATTGGTTTGTACATCATTGGGACGATGACTATCAGATAGGTACCTACAAATTGATAAGGGAAGAAATAAACAGAATGATAGGTGATGTACCATATTTGGCAATAGATCATTTTGGTTTAAGTGCCAATATTTCTAAAGAAACACACAAATTAGACTTCAGTGATTTTTGGTTATTGAATCGTGGTGATGTAAACCACTATACGGTAGAAGCAAACCAAACAGTAGCCAAAGCAGTCATTGACAAAGTGGAACAAATTTGTTAATATAACATAATAAGGAGAAAACTATGAGCAATAGACAAATGATATATGATGCTCTTGTGGAACACGCAAAAGGTCATATTAAAAAACACGCCGCTAATGTTGAAATATACATGGAAAAATCAGTAGGTATTGGAGAACATCCAGACGTATTGGAAGCAATTGAAAAGGAATTAAAAGTGATTGCTGAATATCATGATCAACTTGATGTGCTTGAAACATATATCAAGAGGGATTAATGAGCAAAAGTAAAGAAATAATTGAAAGGCTGAAAGAGGCCGGTGTAAGGTATTGGGCAGGAGATAATATTTCTAAAGTCTTAAAAGAAGGCGACAAAGAAGAACTTATTGAAGAAGCCGCAGTTGCTTTTGAAAATGTTCTTGACAAATTATTAATTGATAGACATAACGATCCCAACAGCAAGGGAACTGGTAAACGTCTTGCAAAAATGTATATGAACGAACTAATGGCAGGAAGATATGATCCAATGCCTACTGCAACTGCATTTCCAAATGATAGTGCATCAAGATATGAAGGTATGCTAGTTGTAAGAAGTGAACTTACAAGTATGTGTTCGCATCATCATCAAATTGTTAGAGGTGTTGCATACATTGGTATAATTGCCGCAGACAAACTGATAGGTCTTTCCAAGTATACACGTATTGCTCAATGGTGTGCTGAACGTGGTACACTGCAAGAAGAACTTGCAAATGACATCGCACGTGAAATTGAAAAAGCCACTGATGCAAAACACTTAGGTGTGTATGTTCAAGCAACACACGGTTGCGTTGAAAACAGAGGTGTTAAGGCACATAGTAGTCTTACACAAACAACAGTACTGAAAGGTGCATTTAAAGATGACGCAGGTACTAAAAAGGAATTTATGGACAATATAAAATTACAACAGGAATTTGCTAGTGGCAAGTAAACTGAGATATTCAGAAGCATTTTATTCTGTGCAAGGTGAAGGAAGATTTGTAGGTGTTCCTAGTGTTTTTTTAAGAACATTTGGTTGTAACTTTAGATGTATGAACTTTGGTTTAGATAGACATCCTAATAGAGCAGAGAAGTTAAAGCAAGGAATAAAATACAATCCAGAAGTTAAAGCATTATTAGATGATGGGATTTTAGACAAAGTTGAAAAGTTTGAAGACTTGCCGATCATTCACACAGGTTGCGACACATATGCCAGCATATATCCAGAATTTAAAAAATATATGATGGACAAAACGGTTGACGAAGTAGTGGATCATGTGTTATCATTAACTCCTGAAGGCAAGTGGACAATGGCAAATGGACAAGATGTCCATTTTATTTTGACAGGCGGTGAACCTTTGTTAGGATGGCAGAGATTATACATCGATTTATTTGAACATCCTAGAATGAAAGATTTAAAAAATGTTACTTTCGAGACAAATACAACGCAGGTTTTACATAAGGATTTTGAAGACTACATCAGAAATCAAGACAGGTTCGAAGTCACTTGGAGTTGCTCTCCAAAACTTTCCGTATCAGGTGAACCTTGGGCTACTGCTATTAAGCCTGAAATTGCTCTTGCTTACAATAGGATTCCTAATAGTAAAATGTATTTTAAATTTGTGGTTGCTGATGCTTCCGATGTTGATGAAGTTTCAAAAGCAGTTGCCGAGTACAATAAAGTGGGAATCAACGTTCCCGTTTATATCATGCCATTGGGAGGCAGATCAGAAGAGTACAAACTCAACACAAAAAATGTTGCCGAATTGGCAATGGCAAGAGGATGGAGATATACTCCAAGACTCCATGTCGACATATTCGGAAACGCCTGGGGAACGTAAAAATATGACAAAGGAAGAAAAAGAAAAACATTTAACGGAGATAAGAAAATGGATATAATGAAAAAAGTAAAAGATGTCTTTGTTAAAAAGACAGAAGAGAAAACAACACCAAGCAGTGATCCTAAATTAGAAGCATTAAAGTTGGAAAAAGAAAAAGCAACTAAAGATGGAAAACCTTGGGTGGCTGTGTTGAACACACACATTAATAAAGACAATATAAAGAATGGGTTTTTTGAACTAGATTGGAACAATGAATTTATTGAGCAGTTGGTTGACGCAGGATACAAAGGTGAATCAAATGAACAGATAGTTGATCAGTGGTTTAAAACTATTGCAAAACAAGTGCTTGAAGATAGTGGACAAGATCCAGACAGAGGTGCAGGGTACATTAACACAAAAAATTTAAGTGACGATAAATCGGAAATTAGTTAAGGAGAAAATATGACAGACAACAACGACACACATGAACACGGTGCAGACACACACGATCATGATATGACATACGAAAACGAATCCACTAGAGACTTATCACCTATGGTACGTATTTCAATCAAAGAGTATGATTCATTAAGACAACAACAAAAAATGATTGTTGATCCAGATTTAATTGCTGTAATTGATAAAATGGATGAATTATTAAGAGTGTTGAAAAGAAGAATTAATAGATCAGACATATACACTGCGAGATAAAATGTTACAAATCCACAAAAGTATGCATCCAATGAATGAGTTTGCTCCAACATGGAACATTCCATTATGGTTTGACAAATACGAAAACACTGCAGATTTGAATACAATGCGTGAGTGGATCATAAGCAACGAACAAAATATAATTGCTACGCACAAAGGTAAGTCTGGAGATGATGGTGGTACTGGTTTAGGAAAAGAAAGTTTAACTGCACAATACAAAAGTTTTAACTTGTTTAAAGAAGCAAAAGATGTTAGTGTGTTTAATACTTTGTTTAATTGGCTACAACAGTCTTACATTAATTTTATGGACGAATACAAAACACAACCAAGAAAATGTATTATGTTTTGCTGGGCAAACGTATTAAGGAAAGATCAACCTATAGACATACACTGTCATGGTGCTAAACATTTTTCTTATTTGAGCGGAAATTTACATCTTGAAGATTATTCAACGCAAACAGTATATCACAATCCTGTGAATCCTAGAATGGTGTATGAAACAAAAAATGTTGCAGGTGGCTTAACACTGTTTCCTAGTTACATATTTCATCAAGCAGACACGCACAAAGGTGAAAAAGAAAGAGTCAGCATGGCTTTTGATTTATTTGACACAGGTTTTTATGAAGGAGACCGTACAAACGGTATAGAGTTTAACGCATGACAACACACATATTAGTAGATACTGCAAACACATTCTTCAGAGCAAGGCACGTTATTAGAGGTGACCTTAATGAAAAGATAGGTATGGCACTGCACATCACATTTAATTCAATACGTAAAGTATGGAGAGATTTTGATGGCAGTCATGTTGTGTTCTGTTTAGAAGGACGCAGTTGGAGAAAGGATCATTATGCTCCATACAAACGTAATAGGTCAGATGCTAGAGCAGTTAGAACAGAAACTGAGGTAGAAGAAGACGAAGTGTTCTGGGAAACATTTGATAATTTTAAAAATTTTATTGACGAAAAAACTAATTGTACTGTATTGAGACACGAAAATTTAGAAGCAGATGATTTAATTGCAGGGTGGATCCAAGCACATCCTAACGATAATCATGTAGTTGTATCTACAGATGGTGACTTTGCCCAACTGATTGCACCTAATGTAAAACAATTTAATGGTATTCAAGATATTACAACCACACACGAAGGATACTTTGATGAAAAAGGCAAACGTGTGATAGACAAAAAAACAAAAGAAGAAAAACCTGCTCCAAATCCACAATGGTTGTTATTTGAAAAATGTATGAGAGGCGATAGTTCAGACAACGTTTTTTCAGCATATCCTGGTGTGCGTACAAAAGGAACTAAAAAGAAAGTAGGTTTACTTGAAGCCTTTGCAGATAGAGAATCAAAAGGTTATAATTGGAATAATTTAATGTTACAAAGATGGGTAGATCATGAAGGTGCAGAACACAGAGTGCTAGATGATTATCAAAGAAATGTAAAACTGTGTGATTTAACAGCACAACCAGATGAAATACAAAAGATTATAAAAGACACAGTAGCCAGTGCTACTGAAAAACAAATAGAACAAGTTGGTTTAAAACTAATAAAGTTCTGTGCAAAATGGGATATGCAGAGAATTGCAGACTCTCCAGAGTCATATGCAGAACCATTAAACGCAAAATACAAAAAAGGAGAATAACATGGTAACAAAATATTTTGCCAAACCTATACTAGATGGACGTTTTTGGATACTAGAAGAAGATGGAAGAAAACTAGGAACAATTTGTAAACAAGAAGACAGAAGGTATATGTTTAGTTGCGATACTGGTACAATGATATTTGATAATCAGGTACAACTTCAAAGCAGATTTGATGGAAGTTGGATGTGGGGATCTACTTTAGACGATATAGAAGATTTTCCTAAAGTTTTGAAAGAAGTTTCAGTATATGACTACCCAAGCAAATTCAAAGCATACAATCAAATATTTGATGTGCAAAAAAAATTACCTTTGTTTACAAAAAGCAAAAAATCTAAAAGTTTATATTGTGCAGGATACTACATTATAAAGTTTGAAAAAGGATGGGTAAGAAGTTTTTGCCCTAAAATGTTGACACTAGACAGATATCCTTTTAAAGGTCCGTTTAGAACACAATTAGAAATGAAACAGGAGTTAGCAAATGCAAACAAAAGCACCTATTAACACTGCACCCATTGAAAGACTGCTACAACAGATTAAAAATGCAGACAGTTCACAACAGAAGCAGGTTACTTTGGACATAGCAAATGCCAAAGAAGTTGCATATAGCCTTGGCACAGTGTTGGCACGATTGGCTGGTAACTACGAAAACATCATTGCAAAAGCAGATAATCAATCAGATATTGAAGTTAAAGTAGACGGCGGAAGTCTATAATCTATTAACTACGCATAATATAATCCAAAATTGGATAAATATTACATATTATGAGTAGACCTAAACCAACAATATTATTAGAAAACGTCAATAAAAGCGACTATAAATCAGAGCAAGTTTTGGCGGCTGAAGCCATTTGGGCAGTTTTCTACAAAAACAATCCCTTCAATTTGAAGTCATCTAATCTATTGAACAATTATCCAGGACCAAAATACAAAAAGGTCTCATTTTCAAATCCTGGACACGCATTCAATCTTGCGAAGAAATTGAACACTATGTTCAACACTGAAGAATTCACAGTGGTCAAATTGACCCAAGGTGAAACTGTCAGTGAAAAATGATTTCTAAAGAAGCCTACACAAAAGTTTTCCTAAAACAAGCAAATATTTCGTTGGGTGAAAATACCATGAAAGAATACATGCCTATTTGGTGGAAAAACACTAGACGTTCAGGAGGGTTGAGGTTAACCGATGAAGGGTTTACATTTATAACTGAAAGATTAGAAATACAAGTTTACGAAGTTCCTTTTCCTGTAGATTTTACCCTTACAACTCAAGTGATTATATTTTTAGACAAATATATTAATTGTCCATATCTATTAGCAGAAGATGGTATTGTTGTTACCAACGAAAGAAAAGCAATGGAATTGATGTTATTTTCTGGAGATATTAGAAAATACGGTCTCAATAAAGCAATTTCAAGACTAGAAACTGAAGAATAGTTATCCACAGGTCAAATCACCCGCATAAACCTTGACGTTTTAAGTCATTATTTCTGGTTGACATTTTTGGTACATGAATATATTATAATACTATACAACAAGTTAATATAGGAGTACAAACATATGCCAAAAGCACAAGACACAATAGGTACTAGACAAGTTAGCCCAAACAAGGCAAAGGCTAGTATTTTACACGCACTAAAAATTAAAAGACCAATCTTTTTATGGGGAGGCCCTGGGATTGGTAAATCAGAAATCATTCACCAAATTGGAGATAGTATGGATGCTCATACTATTGATATTAGGTTAAGTTTATGGGAGCCAACAGATATTAAAGGTATTCCATATTTCAATTCAAAAGAGAATACAATGGATTGGGCTCAACCTTCAGAACTTCCAGATCAGAAATTAGCCAAGAAACATAAATGTATCATTTTGTTTTTAGATGAAATGAATTCCGCGGCACCAAGTGTACAAGCGGCGGCATATCAATTAATCCTAAACAGAAGAATTGGTACATACAGCCTACCAGACAATGTTGTTATTATTGCGGCAGGTAATAGAGAGGCAGACAAAGGTGTTGTTTACAGAATGCCTGCTCCGTTGGCAAATAGATTCATTCACTTGGAGATGAAAGTTGAGTTCGATGACTGGTTTGAATGGGCAGTTGACAAAAGCATCCATAAAGATGTTTTAGGATATTTGACTTTCAGCAAGAAGGACTTATACGACTTTGATCCAAAGTCACCTAGTCGTTCGTTTGCGACTCCGAGAAGTTGGTCATTTGTTAGTCAATTACTAACAGATGAATTGGATGAAAGCACAACGACTGATATGGTCAGTGGTGCAGTGGGTGAAGGACTTGCAGTTAAGTTCATGGCTCACAGAAAAGTGGCAAGTAAGTTGCCAAATCCATCTGAGATTTTAGATGGTAAAGTGGACACATTGAAATCGAAAGAAATAAGTGCTATGTACTCGCTTACGGTTTCTTTATGTTATGAACTTAAAGATGCTTGTGACAAGAAAGATAAGAAATTTGACGAAAAGGTCAATAGGTTTCTTAGATTTATGATGGACAACTTTGATACCGAACTTGTTGTAATGGGTATTAAACTTGCTCTAACGCAGTATCAATTACCGATTGATCCTGATAAAGTCAAGTGTTTTGATGAGTTCCACGAAAAATATGGCAAGTATGTCACTGCCGCTCAATCAATCAAATAAAAGTGCTGACAATAGGGCACTTTTAACGGTGCCCTATACCAAAAACAGGTTGACTATAATACCAAAAAAATGTATAATATAATATGATGGACACAATAGAAAAAACAAAAATTACACCAGAAGAGTACAAAATACTTAAAGCAGAAGTAATAGATAAAATTGTTGTTGCAAGAGTAGGATTGTTGTTAAGACATCCATTCTTTGGTAACATGGCTACTAGATTACAAATACAAGAATGTGATGAATGGTGCCCAACTGCGGCAACTGACGGCAGAAACTTGTTTTACAATGTAGAGTTCTTCAGCAAACTTTCAAACAAAGAAATAGAATTTGTAATTGCACATGAAATACTTCATTGTGTATTTGATCACATGACTAGAAGAGAAGATAGAGATCCACAACTGCATAACATTGCCTGTGATTACATTGTGAACAATACTCTTGTGAGAGATAATATTGGTGAAAAACCAAAGGACATACAAATATTCCAAGATTGGAAATATGATGGTTGGACTTCAGAAGCAGTGTACGATGACATCTACAAAAAAGGTAAAGAGCAGATGGACAAACTTGGAAAACTTTTAGATGAACACATTGATTGGGAAAAAGGAAACACGCCAGGTGGTGGAGATAAAAAAGATAAAGATGATAAAGGCAGTAAACAACCTACATACTCTAAAGAAGAATTAGAATCAATTAAAGATGAAATAAAAGACTCTATGTTGCAGGCGGCACAAACTGCCGGAGCAGGCAATCTTCCTAAAGAAATTGAAAGAGTAATAAAGCAGTTTACAGAGCCAAAAATGAATTGGAGAGAAGTGCTACAAACACAGATTCAAAGTGTTATTAAGAACGACTACACATTTACAAGACCTAGCAGAAAAGCATGGCACTCTGGTGCTATACTTCCTGGTACAAAACACGATGAAACAATTGATGTGTGTGTTGCCATAGACACTTCAGGTTCTATTAGAGATGAACAAGTTAAAATATTCTTAGGTGAAATACAAAACATAATGTCACAGTATGCAGATTACAATATTAAAATTTGGTGCTTTGACACCGAGGTTCACAACGAACAAGATTTTACGCCGCATGACGACAGTCTTACAGAATACAATATTGAAGGCGGTGGCGGAACAGACTTTATGGCAAACTGGGAGTATATGAAAGAACATGGCATTGAACCTAAAAAGTTTATCATGTTTACAGATGGTTATACTTGGGATACCTGGGGAGATTCAGAGTACTGTGATACTGTGTTTGTGGTGCATGAACATCACGATAAAAACGTTGAAGCACCATTCGGCGTCACAGTAAGATACGAAGATTAATGCTACAAAAAACAAACACACCCAATCCACTAAATTATTTCAATGTAAGAAGGTTTAAAAAGAAACCAAAAAACTTGAACTGTGAAAAATACAACTTTGAATCCGATGAATTAGGAGAGCAGGTTGTAAAGTGGATAGAACAAAATCTAAAAAGTCGATACTATTTTGGTAGACATCTCGTGCTTGACGGCGAAGCCAAGTTTCAATATATTTTTTTGGTAGGGTTTGAAGCACCAAAAGAAATGTCCATATTCAATTTGAGCTGTCCATTCATTCATCAATAGTAAATATTTCAGTTATAACAAAGTCTAAAAATAATAAAGGAGACATATCGATATGACAGAAGAAACAAAAAATGCTCCACAACAAGCACAGGTAGGTCAAGCACCTGCTGGCGCTCAAGCACCAGCGGCAGACTTAACTGTTCAAGATTTGGGAGTCATTAGATCAATTATTGATGTGGCGTCAACAAGAGGTGCATTCAAGGCAAATGAAATGCAGGCTGTTGGGGCAACTTACAATAAACTAGAAGCATTTTTAAAAATTGTTGAATCACAACAAAAAGATGCCGCTGGTAAAAAAACTGAAACTGCACCTGCGACAACAATCAAAGATGCAAGTAATAAGGAGGCAAAATAATGGCCGACATGAAACACGTAGGTAGAATCAAAGGCACTAATGAAAAAGTTGCAGTGGTCTACCGAACTATTCCAGGAGACAGTAAACACGCTCTTGTAATAAGAACTGCAAAATTAGAAGAAGGAGACCATGACGGTTTAATGAGAATAATTGAATCTAATGAAGGACAATCTTCTAATGAATTGTATCAAGCAATGGAAAGAAACCCGTTGCCATCAGGAACAAATGCTTTACCTAAATTTTTTAAAGCAGGAAATTTAGAAAAGATTTCAACTGAAGAAATCGAGATGGTACAAAATCCTCAGTCTATTATTCAATTAAGTGATTTGAATAAAGTAATTGCTCAACAAAGAGGCATATCAATTGATGACTTGGCTGTTAAAGCCGATGGCGCTAAATTGCCAAAAATGCCTGAAGGTGTAAAACCTCAAGACAGCAAAGTTTTAACAGATGAACAGATTGCTGGTAAAATGAGAAGCGATGCAGATAGACTGTACAAGGAAGCCGCAAAATTGAGGAAGGATGCGGAAGACTTAGACCCAAGTAAGAAAAAGTCTTAAGATTGTGGAAACTGTCGCTGTGGTACGTTTTAGCAAAGGCAAATTGCCTAAACAGGTAGTAAGAGAATGGCCCGAAATATTCGGAGATGTAGAAGTTTCGGCTATACCTGTCCAATATCTTAAGAGCATTAATGTAACTTTTAAAGACGGTAAAAAATGGGAAGTACGCATGAAACCCAGCCGTAAAAACGTTTCATCTAAGGAATTAGAGGCTACAATCAACGAAATGTTTGTACACTACAAAGATGCCATCAAAAACGTGGATTTTAGGCTGGATGTAAGCAAGGTAAAAGCAGATATCAGCACAAGAACTAAAAAGTTTATTAAGAAGAACAAATAAATACGAATAAATAAACGTACTAGGAGCATATTTAAATGGCATTACAGTTAAGACGAGGAACTAACGCAGAACGTGGAGCAATCACTCCTGCATTGGGCGAACTTGTATATGTAACGGATTACACAACGGCGGGCGTTGCACCGCTTTTTGTTGGTGATGGTGTAACAGTTGGCGGAAGTCCAGTTGGTGCTTCTTCATTAACTTTCACAGGAATTGCAGGTAACGTAACACCTGACACAGACAGCACAAGAGATTTAGGAACAAACACAGAAAGATGGGCAAATGCCTATGTGGATGATATCACAGTAACAAACTTGGTAACAGGTACTGTTAAAGGTGATGTACAAAACGCCGCAGGACAAGTTGTATTTGATGCCGCTTCAGGTTCAATCACAGCAAACATAACAGGATCAGTAAGTGGTTCAGTTGTAGGTCACGTGGTAGGTTCAGTGTTTGGAGATGATTCAACACAATTAGTTGATGGTGCAAACGCAAATATTTCAAACATCAACAATGTTAATTTTAACGCAGGTCCTAACACAGGACTTAATGAAGTTTATCAAATCAATGTAGACACAGCAACTAACCTTGTTAGAATTGGTCACGCAACTGATGATGAATTTCCAAGAGTTGCATTCATAAGACAAAAAGCCGCAGGTGCAATAGGTGACACAGATGCAGTTGGAAGATTGCAATTCACAAAAGTAGACACAAACGGTGAAACGTTTTTTGGTCTTGTATCAGTCACACCAAATCAAATGTTTTTCTCAATTGATGACGGTGTACACGGTTTTGCTAAATTTTTTAAATTTTACAAAACAGGTAAATTTGCAATTAATGGTAGTTCACCAAATGAGCCAGATGCAGAATTAGATGTGGATGGTGTTGCAAAACTATCACCACAAACCAATGCTCCAGCAAATCCAGTAACTGGTATGATTGCAGTAGCAGATGGTAGCACATGGGATCCTGCTTCCAAAGGCGGAACACCAAATCCTTACCCAGCATTCTATGATGGAACTGCTTGGGTGGCAATGGCATAAAACACCCCGTAGAACCAAAAATTAGCGTCGTACAGTGCCCATGAAAGGCACTCATGATAAGTTATAGCCATGAAGAAAAACAGGGCATAAATGACGCTATAAATAATTTTAAATTATGCAAGAAAGTTTTTTAGATAAAGATTTTGGTACTGACCAATCAAGAGAAAAACAAATTCGTAAACATTTTGGTATCAAAGAATTACAACCAAAATGTCAAGATGAGTATGTAAAAATTCCTATAGATTTACCTTGGAAAGAATTAGCACAAGACGTAACAGGTGCATTCGATAAGTTTGGTTGGTATGGTATGTGCCACAGAGGAAACAGTGATTGGAGTCGAAGTAAATTGTATGGAGGTTTAGGATTAAACTATAACCCTGACTACAAATTTAACATACCCACACACGCACAAGGTCTAGGTCAACCAAGATCCATAAAAAATGTTAATGCAAAAGAGTGGGTTAGAGATTTAGAAAATTATGATTATTCTAATCAAACTGAAGAAATACAGATAAAAGGATTTAACACATATGATGATTGTTTAGGATTACGTGTTGCCACAGATGTAACAAATTATAGATCCTTTACAACCATATTCAATAAACTCAAAAGAAAATCCATTCAAGGAAGAATAGCAGAAATAAGAGCCGCAGAACACGGAAAAAGTGTAAGCGAAGATGACAAAGAATTTATGTGGCATACTGATGAACGAAATGAAATAGTGTCCAGGGTATTGATACCTGTAGTTTTTGATGAAGATTATTTTATTGAATTTAAAGATACAGGAACAAAATTATACTTTGAACCAGGCTATGCATATCATTGGAACACATACAAAGTACATAGATTTAATTTTAACTATCACAACAGCATAAAAAATAGAACTTGTATTGTGTTAGGTTGGTCTCCGTGGCTAGACTTTGATGGTGAACGTTGGATCCAAAATGAATACTTTAATAAAATACATCCTACTGACATGGTCAAGCAAGGACTAGTAATTTAATCTATTTAGAAAAATAACTTTCTATATCTTCAGGCATGGTCATATCTAATTTAGATATGTAAGAATTTTCATATTTTTTAATAGAGTTGTCCAATAGTTGATCGTACTTTGCATTATGGTCTTCCACTGTCCAAGGAGCACCCATTGCCAAAGTAAATTTCATATCAGAGTTATTATTACTCATACTATGAGGCCAATATCCAGACATTACAAAAGGCTGATTTATTAAATTTTCTTTTATGTGATAAT